GTCTCAGCAAATCTACGAGCAATATGTTGAATACGTTTTTGTGCAGCAGACTGAACTGCCGATAGCTTTTGCTCAGAGTTACCTGACACATATAATGTATCATTAAGACCTTGAGCAGCTTTGGACATACCAGTGGCTTGCTCTTTAATCATTTGCAAATGCTCAAGCAATGGCACAGTACCTGTTGAGATTGTCTCAGGGGGTAACTGTTGAACAGCACCTACAGGACTACCATTAGTTGGTATGATTTGTTTAGGCTTCATATTCTGCAATGCAGAGAAGTCTACCACATTAGGATCAGCCAGCTTAGGCGAATAGTTAGTGAGGTATGTGTTCTCTACAAAGCCACGTAGGATGGCGGTCGATGCCAGTGTAGAACTACGTGTAAAATCTGCCATTGATAAACCATAAAATTCAAATGGAATATCGATAGGGACAATAGAAGCCATTGGGACTTCATCACAATCTTCTTCATATAAGATGTGAGATCCTGCTATAATAAAGTGTTTTAATTCTGCAATACCATCACCATCACGATCAACATGCATCCAGCATTCTGTAACAGCTACTTCACGATTAGCTTCTAGTGGTGTGGTTTCTTGTTGCATAGATCCTTGAGTATACTCTTGACCTGTAACTTGTTTACGTGCTGCAATGTCTTGAGAGTATTTTAAACTACCTGACCATGTATCATCACTAAGTTCATCCCAAGCATCAATATTGTCAGCCATTTCAGGATAGTATTTACGGATCTCTGAACGTGTCATTTCTGTTTGCATACCAACAAAAGCTGCATCATCAATACATGTAGCATCTCTTGATATACGAAAGTTTTCTGGTGGGACTAACTCTACCTTAACACGAGACTTGTTAATACGTTTACGAATACGAACATCAACATACATAAGTTCTACTTCTTGAGAAAACTCTTCTGGTTGATTTTCAAATTCTAGGTCACCAACAATTTCAACATCATCTTCTGATAACAGTTTATCAAGATTTGGTTGACTAATCTTTTCATATTCTTCGAATACGTAATCGTAGTCTTCAATGTAACCCCAACGACACACAGCATTCTTCCATAGCAATGCTGCTTTCATCCATTGTTGTATAAGTTCCCATCCATTATTCTTTTTAAACAAACAATAGTTAGTTATGTCAGAAGCGTCCTTAGCAGATTGAATTGCTGCAGGGGAACTATCCCAAGGCATAAACCTTGCTAGTCTTTTATTTGTAAGAAACAAATCAGATAAGACAGCTGTATAAGCTTCAACTACTTCTGTTGTAGATGTGTCTACAATTGTGCTAACACCCTGGGGTGACAAGTGGTAGTCAGCCACTCCTGCATATTCGTAAGTAGCTTTTAATCTTTCTCGTGCTAGTTCAGATGAGTTTAACCAATCACCAGTAGAGTTCTGTACACCAGATTCTACCATGCTGATCAGTTGCTCATCACTAACAACCTCTTTGTATCCTTCGGGTCCCATTACCTTTTCCCTCCAGTTCCTGAATATATAGGCTTAGCTTTTTCTAAAGCTTTTAAATCATAAGAACCAGCCTTGGGTAATGTAGCTTGAGGTTTCTTAGCATCTTTTTGTTTATGTGTTTCTTGTACAAATCTAGACATTTACCACTCCTGGGTTTACGTTCTATGTCGTTTTACTTTGCTTGCAACCTTTTTAGGTTGTTTACTAAATTGTTTTCCTGCCTTTGTAGCTTTTCTCTTAGCCCTAGTGGTAGCAGCGTGTTCTGCTGACGAGAGACTAGCCACAGCTGAAGCTGGCATATAACGCTCTCCAGAAGCCAATGGGCCTTGTGTAGAGGGTTTACCACTTTTGGTTCGCCACTTCTGAGAAGTCCATTTGCTTAGGCTCTTTTGTGACGGTTTTTTTGGCATCAGTCTCTATAGCCTCCACCATTCGCTTTATACTGTTTAGCAAGCATCTGCGCTTTTCGTGCCGACCATTGGCCTGAACGACCTCCTTTACTACCCGCTTTAATTCTGTTAAACAAGTTTTTACGCATTGTCGGTTTCGTGTAGTTACCTGCCGCATTTACAGCCATCCTTAGCCTCCATAATGTATATATCAAGCATTTCTAATTTCTCATGCCACTTAGCCATACTGCTTAGCTCAGTTTCAATAGCACTGATAATATCACTATGCTCACCAATCCCAACAGGGTTATCTAAATAGACTTCAATATTTGCCACGTGCTTAGCCACATGGCCCTCTGCGTGTTTACGAACCGCTTCTAACAATTTATCCTCCATGATTACCACTTAACCTTATTAGCCCAGTATGCTGCGCTTAAAGGTCCACGAGCAATGTTTTTTCCATGACGAGCTTTAAATGATTTACGTTTCATTTTCATACGCCTAGATTCACCTGCCTTAGGCTTACCTGCAGTGCTGGCCCCTTTCTCTCCAAACCGTATTAGTTTTCCTTTAGGAGGATTGCCATTTTTTCTCGCAAGGACTGCGTGGGACTTTTTGGGATGGCCTGGAGTTCTTTTCGGTTTGTTAAATCCTGAGAAGGTCTCTCCACCTTTTTCGATTGACATGGTTCTTCTCCTCCTAAATATACAATAGGGCTTTTATAATTATTTCTTTTCCACTTTGGGGATGTCATTATACTTACCAATACCTGCTGCAGTTATCTGTCCTATAGTTCTACCACAGCCAACACAATATTTACCCATAGCATCTAATCTACATACACCAATACATGAGCTTTTCATTATGCTGCCTTACCTGTTTGAGCATCAACACCCATCCACTTAGACCATTCTGCATAATAATGACGCATTCCCACTTCATCATGGATAGTAGAGTTTTCATGTCTACCATGCAAGATATTGCGGGATTCTGTTCCTGGACGCATGGTCACACCTTGACCAGACACACCAATTAAATCTTCATGTAGGTTTCTACCAAACGGTCCCCATATACTGTTGTGATGATTAATCCTGGTTTTTCTATCTTCCTCAGAATCACTCTTTAGTCCATATCCACGAAACTCAATTAGAACTTTGTCGGGACCAAGAGGGGTTACTGAGTCACTACGATATGCGCTACCACGGAGGTTAAAGTTGTAGCCTGGGAAGAGGTCAACCATGTACCACTGGTTTGGTGGTAAATTGGGGAATGATAACTCACCTCTATCCTCGAATCCATCATACTCTTCATAGTTAACAGTAAATGAGCTAACGTTAACGTGACCATTGTCAAAAGGGATATTCTTACGAGCAAAGTATTCATCATTAAATCCTGATACCCTATTAAAGTAATGCATGAAGTCGTGGTAAAACTCACTATTGGTATCATGCCAAAGCTTGTAGTTGGTGTTGATAACTGCCTTGTGATAGTGGAAAACTTCTAGTGGTTCTGTATCTATAGCTTCAGCAATGCAATCAAATGCACCACCTGTCCACTCATCTACACTCATTGTAGGGTTGGTGTTTAATGTAGTCCATACCATACCACCATGTTTAATTTCACAGGGTAACTCTACCCAATCACCTGAGTGGTAGGTTAAAGCTAGGTTATTACCTGCAGGTGCTTTTACTTTATCTGTAAGGAATGTTTTAACTGCACCATTCTCAAATCGCACAGCTACGACATTCTGCAATGCTATCTGCGTCTTTCTAAAGTCACCTAAGTTTGGTAGTTCACTTGAGTGGCACATAGGAACCAATACTTTAGAAAATATGTTTTCTAGTTCTTGTTCATATAAATTATAATCAGAATAGATAAGAGAATTAATATATTCTATATTAGGTTCTTTTTTCCAGTCTTTATGATTACGTGGCGGCATCCTCAATCTCCTCTATGTTCATGTCCCATCCATATTCCAAACACACCTGTCATCACACCCATTACAACACTGACAAAAGCTGACTGTGCTCCTGTTGGGTCAGGTAAACCCATAAACCACTCAGCACATCTCCAGGACATTACTGTACTAGCCAACATCATAAAACGAGGCAGTATCTTCCATTTGAGAAAAGCTTCTACAGTCATATTAATCTCCATAATAAATGGTGGTATACCGCTGCGTACCACCGGACGCATGAGGACAACGCGGATCTCTTAGACCCTAAGGGTCTTTATGTTCTATAAGGGGTATATACTATAACCAATTGACTTCAGGTTGTTCTATTTCAGATATCTTTTGTTTCCATGAGACATTTGAAGTACCCAATCTGTCCCAATGTGTACGCAATACTTCACAACCTATAGCTAATGCGATGACTGAATCATCATAACAGTTAGGTGCAGCCTCTGTTTTACCTGTATCTGTAGAGATATAGTCCTTAAGTTCCTTGATTATCTGCACAGATGGTATAAGTATCTCTTCATTCTCTATCAGGTTTTTAAGATTAGCTATAATAGCTGGTTTTGTAGCAGAAGTAGTCCTAAACCCTAGGCGTATACCCTCCTCTGAGGACACATTAGCTATCTTTGTCTGCCTATACAGGTTTATATAGCCTGTACTGTCTAGTTTCTGCAGGGTAGCTATACCCATAGAGTTAGATTCTACTGCTAATAGGGCATTATTGTAATATCGTCCTAGATAAAACAACACCTCACCCCACATACTGGGATCAATTTTGTTATTCCTGTAATGAGCAACAACTTCATATTGTTTATTTAACACAACAGCAGCAGAATAATCTTGGCCTACACCTAATGCTACATCAGCAGCAATGACATAAGGTGCATTCCAGTCAGGGAATTGGTATATGTACAAAGAACCCTCTTTGTTTTCATCAAACATCTTAGATGAGGGGTCCCATTCAGATCTTCTTTCATAAGACTGAGGTATTAGTGAGTCCAAACGCTCCAGGTTGAAGACGTTAGATCCTGACATAATAAACGCTTCGTCAGCTGTTGAGGGGTACTCTTGTTTAAACTTGAGTTCTCCACCTTCTGCAATCTTAAGTCTTCGCCAGTAGAGTTGTCCGTCTGTAAGGTCGTGTCTATCTCGTAGTTTTTCTTCTTCAACTGTCAACTCCATGTTCTCTGGGGGTTTCCTAGTGTACTCTGGTGTTATATACCACGGTAGGAATATGGGTAGGTATTCGTTTTCTCCCATCTCAGCACCTTTCCAGAGCCTGTAGAACTCTCCTTGAGCACCATTAGCAGTAGACTCCAGGATTACCTCAGTACCGTCAGCCTGTGAGATGCCCTGGAAGAGACCTGCTAGAATCTTTTCATCATGTTGCCAGAATGCAACCTCAGAGCAGTGTGCTATAGTCGGAGTAGTACCTCTTCCAGCTTCTGGAGACCCTGCAGTATATAACCTATAAGACGCTGTAGCATCCTTATCAACCATAGCAGGACTATTAATAATAATCTCTTTAGCATTACTACGGATTTCTTTAGGAGATAGATCACCTTCC